TTCGTTTACTGGTTTACCTTGAAAGATAATCTTCTTTACAACTTCAGTAAACTCACCTGCCTCAGCAGACATTCCTACAGCAGCAGTAAGAAGTCGATGTGTTTCAAATCCTTCTCCACGTAGTTCTTGGATACGATACTCAAATGCATCAGCATCTTTACTTGGTTGAGATGTGACAGCATTCACAAACTCAAGATATGCATCAGTGTTTACTTTCTTACTGGGTTGATTCACGGGAACGTTTTCTAGTGTGGCGCCAGTGTCTGGATCAAAAAGATTAATTGTTTGTGTCATACTTTAAAACCTTCAAAACTACGGAATTTTTTATCTAACCGGTCAGTGTAATCTTCTTCCTGACCAGAATCAACAATGTTCTGTTGAGCACTGTTCTCTACATCATACAACTTCATCTTGGATCTGTCAATACCTATGACAAATCTTTTGAATAAATTTGCATCATTATATCTATTCTTCAATTGTTTAACCATGATTTGATTCATCTCTTCCAATTCTTCTGTAGAGATAAGAGCAAACATAAGATCGGCAGTAGCAGGAAGACCAAAAGATTCTGAAGTATCAGTAAGATCAACATCAGAACTTCCATACCCAGAACGAGTAGTCTGCGTAGCAGATACAATTGGGACGTTATGTTCTACAGCAAGTCCTCTAAGTTCTTCTGCAATTGCTTTCACAAAAGTATATGAGTTAACAATAGAACTTTTGAATCTACTGGAAGAACAAATATTGAGATAATCAATGAAGATAATATCAGGAGCAAAACCTTTCTTAAGAGCAAGTTCACTTAGTAAACTTGCAAAATGTCCTGAGTGTGCTGAAGCAGTAGGATACTCCTTGATAATAAGAGTTCCTTGTGTTTTCTTCATAATCTTTTCAACCTTACCATCATACATTGGTCTAGGAAGATCAACCAAAGATCTGATATCTTGATTGAAAAGATTTGCATCAATACGTTCTGCAATTCTTTCTTCTGCCATCTCAAGTGTAATGTATAAAACATTTCTACCTTCCAACAAACAAGAAGCTGCCTGATGACACATAAACAAGGATTTACCAACACCAGTTCCTGCAAGAGCAATGTTTAGAGTCTTACGTGGAAGTCCACCTTTAGTAACCTTATTGAATAACTCAAGATCAAATGGTATTTTATCTTCCTTACGATGATAGAACTCGTATCGAGCAGCTGCATCAAGGAAGTAATCATGTCCAACATGATCATCAAATGAAACACTTAGTGCCTCGGATAGAATAGATGGAATTGCATCACGACTTCTAGTCTTATCGTTACCATCAGCAATCTTCACAGATTCCATAAGGGCAAGATAAACTGCCCTCTCTTTACACCACTTCTCTGTAGTATCAATTAACCACTGTTGTTCTATTTTTTCTTCACGAAAGTCTTTGAGTGTAGCAATACAGTCGTTAAATATTTCTTCTGATATATCTTTACGATTCTCAATTTCAATACTTACAATTGATTGCGTAGGAGGAGTACCATACTTTACAATATAATTATTAATCTCACTGAAAATAATTTTTTCTGAATAGACATCAAAATAACTATCTTTGATAAAAGGAATAACCTTTCTCATGTAATCTTCAGTGTGGATTAGATTTGAAAGTATCTTGTGCTCGATCCTATCACTCATTCACTTCACCATCAAAGGAACCATAACTATACTCTTTCTTAGCGCATTCGTCAAGCGCTTGCATGATCTCTGGTGTAAAATATTTTTCTGGATCTGACAAAATGGTCTTTGCATATGTCTTAGTACCGCTGATTTCGTATCGTCCACCAGACTTAGTGAAGACATCATACTTTTCACCAAGTTCTAGAAGTCCATAGTACTTGTCTAGACCACGCTGATCATAGAACAAACGGGTTTCTACAAGAGAATTTTCTTTAGTAAACCTAGACTTGAAAGTTTTACACTTCACAATATTACCCACAACCTCTGTACCGTCCTTCTCCTTTGACTTGGATAGAAAGATGATTGTAGAAGCAGCGTACTTGAGTCCAGAACCCCCTCCCATCTCTTTCATAGGGACATAGGACCCCACGACATCATATGTGTGGTTAGTGACGATTAGAGGGATGCCTGCAGTACCTAGCTTGAGTGACAGGATTCTGAAAATAGATTTTATGACTTGCGCCCTTGTCATGTCCCTGGTCTCCTTACCGTCTGTAGCGTCCTGCACTTCCTTGGTTGTTGAGAGCATACCAAGAGAATCAAGAACAAACAACAGGGGAGGTCTATCAGTCTTTTTGACCTTCATATATTCATCGACAACTTTAATTGATTGAGTACGAAACTCTTGTACAGTTGTCACAGGAACTAAACCGATACGAGCAGTATCAATGTTCCTTTCCTTCATCATACTTTTAGTAATAGCAGACTCAGATTCAAAATAGATTACTTCACCAGTGGGATTTTGTTCCAGGAAGTTTCTAACAATAGACAAGGCAAAAAATGTTTTACCTGTACTAGATTCTCCTGCTAGTGCAGTAATTTTATTTGATGGCAGTCCTCCATGGATACTACCACTCAATAGTGCATTGAAAATATATGAACCGGTATCAATAAATGAATCACAGTCACCAGACGCAACTCCATCTTCAATGACTGATGCATATTCATTATCCAGTTCTGAAATTACAGATTTAAGAAAACTCATAAAATACTCCTTTTAAAATTATTCTACCATCAAACGAAGAAAGATTCAAGACTCCCACGTCTCTCAACTTGCCACCCGATGGTTTCTACTACGTTCTTCAATGGTTCGACAAAACTCTTTTCAAATTGTCGATCATAATCAATATACTTATCTAGGTTCAACTCTTTAGGTAGAGTTTGCAAATAAGCAATGATATTCTCACCAATTGGATTTGGAGTCTTCAAGTATACAAACTTGATTTTCTCACCTTCCTGAATCAATGGATACTTATTATGCAGTTTCATTTTAGAAATAAAATGATTGTACAGAATAGCACCACGAACTTGAATTGGTGTACCTTTCCTGTATAAGTCCGAAGAACTTTTGTACTTATCAAGTCCATTACATCCTCTTGGGAATGAAATGTTTTCAACACCTTGTTCTCTAGATTCTTTACGAACAGCATCAATAAATGAAATGAGATCATCATTGGTGTTGTTAATAATGATCGTGAATGCTTTCTTCAATTTATCTCTGAAGAATGCAGGAGTTGAAGATCTTGCAGTCTCCAATCCCATGATCTTAAGTTTTGGTTTTTCATATCTAACACCTTCACTATCCCACACATTAAGAATATATCTCTTCTTAGCAGTCCAGATTCCACGGTCAGCAATGTTCTCCCGTTTCATCTGCATCTTTTGATCGTATGCGTTTACCTTGTCGGCCAACGTTTCATAAGAACTTTCAATATACTTCTCAAGTTCCATTTTGCAGATCTTGTCAAGGAACGTAACAATCTTATCATTAGAAGCCTTTCTCCCTTTGTATATGTGATCAACAACAGGACCCATATTAAGATAGATACTATCGGTATCAGAAGCAATAACATAGTCTTCCCCATCTGTTTTTAGTAATTTATTTAGATAACTATTCATCTTCATTTCAATCCAACGGATAGAAACTTGACCAGATAAAGTAATTGCTTCTGCATTTGCAATTCGGAAATACCTGAAGTATTCATTACCAATAGCACCATAAGCAGAGTTCAAAGAGATCTTCTTTGCCATCTGGATGTTATTACAACGAGAAATTTCCTTAGACAGATCTGTAGAAGGTGTATTCTCATATGCTTGTTTTGCAATAAGCATTTTCTTCTTGAAGATGACACGATCATCATACATTTTCTGCATCAACTTAGGAAGAAATCCTTGGAAGTCTTTCCTATACTGAGCACCATTTGCACATAGAGCATACTTCTCATCATAGAGAATAGGTTCATTCAAGATTTTATCCACAGTGACTGTAGGATGTTTATCTTCAACTAATGTCTCAGGTGAAATGTTGTACTGCATAATCAAGTGAGGATATAGAGAGTTCAAGTCAAAACTTACAACCCAATCATAACGTCCTACTTTTGGTTCTTTGACATATGCACCAGCATATGCAGAATCCTTCCTATGTGTAATCTTTGGTGGGACAACAATATTATCCTTCTTTAGATAATTGAAGATAATATTATCCCAAGTTTTTACCTGTGAATATACATCTTCATAGTTTTCTTTTGCGTCATACGCCATCGTTAGACACAACTCAATCAATTTCATCTTGTCTTCCAAACGGTCAACAAGTTCTACGTCAATGATGTTGTAATCAATAAACTTTTGCCAGTTGTTTGTATAGAAAGCTTTGAAGTTCTCGAACTCAGAGTGATCCAACTTACGTTGTCCCAGTTCAACAAAAGCAATATGATCTAGACGATATGATTCCTGATTAGAATATGTAAACTTCTTATATAGATCAAGATAATCTAAACAGGAAACTCCACCAAGATCATAAGCAATATTTTTTCTTCCATGGATCTCAAACTCTCTATAGTTAATTAAGTTCCAGGGAGAAAGAGAACGCATATGTTTCTCAGTAAATACTCTTTCCAATCGACGACAGATATATGGAATATCATACAAATATACATTCCACCCAGTGATAACATCTGGTGTATTTTGGACCCAATGATTCAAAAATTTATCTAGAAGGTCTCTCTCACCATGGCAATATATGAACTCAACATCATCACGACTGTTCTCATATTCTCTAGTACCCCATACAATTAGTTTCTTTGTATTCATATCTTTGATAGTAATACAAAGAATAGATTCTGAAGCACTTTCTACGTCAGGGAATCCATTTTCACACTCAACCTCAATGTCAAGACTGATGATATTCATCACCGACATATCAAATTTAATTTCGTCTTGAGGATATTCGTCAGCAATATACTGATACAAAAATCTCTCATATCCATATACATCAAAGTTATCAACTTCAGAATACTTTTTCATGAAGTCCCTGGCTTCTCTAGGAGAAAGGAACTTGATTGGTTTCACATACTTTTCATCTAGGGTTTTAAACTTTGTTTCCTTTTGCGAAGAAACAAAAAGCACGGGATTAATTTTATCACGATACATGACACGTTCACCATGTCGGTATCCACGATAAAGAATTTGATTCCCTACTAGTTGAATGTTTGTATAAAAATTCATGAATTAATTGATTGCTTATAAAGAGATTCTACTTCATCAGATGGAGTTGAAATAGTTATAATACGATTTGAATAGATTAATGTATCGGTTTCATCTGTGTACATAGGCCATTTTCTAAATGTTATTGTACCATCAGTATCGATTATCTCTCTACAATTTTTAAGAAAACAAGATGGTTCTTCATCAAGTTCTTCAATATCAGCAACTACAATTTTCTCATTGATTAACTCTATTACATGCAGGTTCATAGGGACTCCCGGTTTTAATTATCTTACCATAAAAAAAGAGGGGCGTCAACTGGTTTTTGCCAGTTGCCCCTCTGCGGCGACGATATTCAATACTATTTATTCAATCTCATATGTTTTCAATTTTTGATGATCTGGAATAATTCTTTTAAGATCAACAATCAACATACCATTTTCAAATTTAACTTCTCCAACTTCAACATCGTCAGATAAGTTGAAACCTCTAGCGAAGGTGCGAGTTGCTACACCACGATGCATATATTCTACATCATTATCATCCTTCGCAGACTTGGACTTGATGATCAAAACATTGGTTTCTGTAGTGACTTCAATGTCATCCCTTGACCATCCAGCCAGTGCTAGTTCGATACGCCATTTAACGTTCGATTCTTTTACAATATTATATGGAGGATATGAACCACCAGGATTATCCATACCATATGAATGTAACCTGTGGAAAACATCATCAAGTCCGACACTATATTTTCCTACAGCATCAAGAATTTTGCCCATGTCACTGGACGTATAACGTGTGAGTCCCGTCATTTTATGCTCCTTAGTAAGCGAGTTTTTTTGTGTGATCCCCGAAGGCAATCGAATTTATTTATAGCAAAACATAAAAAATGGTACGGTGCGAAACCCGTACCATTAAATGGTATTTTCCGAATGTAGAGTGTGCCGCACGAAAGACACATAATTATTTATACTTGACTAAATACTATATAAGGTCTATAATAGACCTGTCGTTCATCCGAGAAATCGGACGCAAGTAAGTCGCGGAACGGAGCCGTTCATCCCATGCTAGAACTATTATTCTATACAACACTCACCTGTACTCAAACTGATGCTATCATGCTGAAGATTGAGAACAATAATGATCTTAACAATCAGCTTAAGATTGAGTTAGTTGAGACCCTTAAGGACTCAGCACCAGAATGTCAATGGTATTGGGACGCACACGACTGAAGGAACGGGGATTAAAAACCCTCATTACTTTAGGAGTAACACAATGAACACACTAAACATGATCAAGAAGCAGATCAACAAAGCATCTGCACTTCACGACGCACAGATTACACACACCTCATATCGTGGTGTTGAGTACTCTACTCGTTGTGTAGAATCAAAAGAGACCCATGGTACATTTTGCTATCGCGGTCATCTGTATACAAAGTGATAACTTACTTCACAGAGAGGGTTAAGAACCCTCTCTTTTTTTATACTTATATTTAAATTACACAAATGTTAGTGAATAAACACAAAGTAACCTATATAGTAGTAGAATAGAGGTGCTTATGATATGAAATTAACTATATTATTTTTTAAAAATTAAATATGACATGGAGGAAATATGCATAACATAGTTTCCCGTAACCAATTAGTAGAATGGAATCATTTTAAAAATACTCTAGACAGATGTAATGAAGAATTAGATCTGGTCAATGATTACTTTGACTGCTTAATTGAATGCGATGAAAGTCAGACTGTATGCAAACGTATATGTAAAAGTTTATTAGAATAGTATTAAGGTCCCTGTAGAGGGACCTTTTTTTGTATACATACATTTAAATATAGAACTATGAAAAAATCTAAACTAAAAATATTACATAAAAAGCTAAAAGAAATCCTTAACGAATTAGAATCTGAGATCTATTCCGATAAGGATTTTTATTTAACTAATGATAGTAGAGTTACTATCGTAGAGGATGATGATGGTTATACTGACTGAGTAGTAGTTGTTTTCTTTTTACCAATATTATACTTACTTTCTAAAGTCCACTCACCTTTATCTCTATAAGAAAGAACTTTAATTTGACTTAGAGGAGCACAATCTTCAACCATAGAAGATTCTACTACATCAACCAACCCCCAGTCAGATAACAACTGAGCAATACGATTTCTACGTTGAATATCATTTACAAAAAGATTTGCTTTTTTACCATCAAGAGCAAACAACTCTTTGAAGTGAACGATATAATACTTACCTTGTTTATGCAAAATATGACAAGACTGATAAATCTTTTTTTCTTTACGTGATGCAACACCGATACGAGTAAGAGTCTCGCGAACCTTCAGAAAATCATCAGGCTCCTTGAGTGTCACCTCAACCATTTTATCAGGCGACCAATTGTACTCCAGAACTTCACTCATTTTTTCCTCCAGTTTTCATCCTTTGTTTGATAAATTCAATTTGTTCTTCCGATAAAAGTCTCAGAGCACTTCTGGCTTTCTCATCATTATAATGATAATAATTTTTGATGAGTTCTAGGGTGTCAAGTTTTTCTTTTCTCAACCATGGAGAAAATCTTTTTTTCGGTCTCACAATATTTATAAAAAAATCATATTGCATCTTCTTTGAAAGATCAGAATGAATATTCATTTCATTAGCGATAAGAACTGTGTCTATAAAACCAGACATACACTTATTGATAATGAATGGGGGATAATCTTTTTCTGTACCATAGTCTTCATCAATCAAGTTAATTTTTGATTGATTAATAGAGTTCAACCAGTCTTTAAGTTCCATAATTTAAGTGTCAATCCAGCAATAATAAGGAGTGGAATCTATTGTATCATAGATATTTTCATGATTGAGCAAAGCTCTCCGGTAAGGACCAAACTTAATTCCTCTACCCCAACCAAGGTAGGAATTAAATAATTCTTTTTTAGTAACTTGTCCCTTCGATTTAATTATATCAATTAATCTGGTTGTCACATCAGACTGAATACATTTTTGTCTATCAATAAGATCATCTATGTAATCACTTATGTTTTTAATTTCAGCAGTATAGATAAGATTTTCACGTAAATAAGATTGAGATTTGACAGACATCTCATTTCGATATCCAGGATCATCTAGATACTTATTCAAAAGATTTACAGCGGTAGAATTTTCAGTAAAGAAATCTGCAGTTGGATTTAGTTCTTGATAGTAATCAGCGTCGTACATAATATATGGACAACCATTCATAATACCATCTGTAGTTGAAACACTCCATCCACCATAAACTTGTTTTGGAGAAAATCCAACTCTACATTGTTGAAGTTTTTTGTAATAACGTTGCTTATTAAACTTCTCAGTAGTAATCCAATCCTTATCTGATTTTTCTAACAATGGTATCCACACAGTAAAGTCTTCTCTAACCTCTCTGAGAGACTCTAGAACCTTCATAAAGTTATTGAAGTCTTTATATGTATCAGGTCTGTGATTAAAAACAATTAATTTATCGGTATTTGTATTTGGTTCTACAATATCAGATTCTTTAACTCCTAGATGATGTGGTGTAAGAATGTCCTTAAGTTTAATAAGGGTTCCCTTATTAAAGGTTTCGGTCGATTGCTTTAATACAAGATTTTTTTGACTCTGTGTATTGAGATAGCAACGTTCCATCTCAAGTAGTCCAAGAATATTTTGATTGAAACTTGGTTGACTCCATGCAACAACTTCTTTGAGATCAAACCAGTGACAATATCCAAAGTAAGAAGGGCTATGATGAGTTACATTACTGATAGTATTTTTAATAGCATGTGTATGTTCTGGAAGATGAGAGAATACTAAATCAATATCAAGATCATGATTGATAAGTCTTCTGAAAAAATCTACATCAAAATGAGAACGCATCGTAGGAGGATACGTAGGAACTTTCATAATAAGTTGACTGGTATTAGGAAAGTCCAACATCTCCAAGAAAGATGGGAGAATTAAATAGAAAAATAAATCAGTACGAATCTTATTAAGCTCAGTGATCATATTTGTAATCACTTGAATATAACTATCCTTTGTCAAATCCTTAGAGAACGTAATGTTTGGATAGACTAAAATTCGTATAGTCTTTTCAAATTTTTGGTCAGTTAAGAATTTGGTAAGCGTCATCTGATAATGTCAATAGTGTTCATAGTATTAGAATTCCAAACTTCAATATCTGTTCTCAGATAATTTTCACTAACAAGTTTTTGGTAACGATTAGAAGCTTTTCGTTTCCACCATTGTACCATATTTTCTAGATAAAATTTATCGAAGTTTTGTTTGTTTGGAATTAGTGTTTCAGTTTTACCAAGTATAACATCTTTAGCGTTTTCATATCCATAGTCAGACATATAAAAACGTTTCTGAGTTGTCACATCCTGTTTAGATTTAATGAATGCAACAAACTCTGTATACAGATCTGGATAGTATTCCTTCAGAGAATTTTTGATGATAGAAATCATCTTGGTTTGAATTTTGAGTTTGCGACTAGAAGCACCTTTATGAATTAAAGGACCACCATTCCTTTCAATAAACCACTTACTCAGATCATGATAGATGAAGTCTGGGAGAGTCAACAGAAACTTAGATTCTGTATCTCCACGATAACGAAGGTATGGCTTTAGACCATCATACTGACTGGTACCTTTGATATTACCATACAACGATGTTGTCTCAAACAAACACATTTCTGTATTGTACTTCTTATTCAACATCTCACGAACTTCATGACTACAACAGATCAATGACAGAAGTTTACCACCAAGATAGTTGAATCCAAACGGTTGAGTAGGAACGATGATAAATCCCATGATCGCACGTTTGTTGAAGATGGTCAGGTCAGGAACCCCTCCCAACCACTCGTTACGAGGTTTGGAGTTGATGATGGGAGAACCCAGTTTGATGAACCCTACAGCGGTGCCTGTGGTGGTCTCCTGGATCATCAGTTTCATCTCTTTACCTGGTGCTTCCTCGTAGGTAAATGATGCAGTCATTTCCAGAAGAGTATTGAACGTGCTGTGGTCTGGTTGAACAATACGAAAGTTCATGTCCTCAGGATGCATAGAGAAATCCTGAAACAGATCATCTTCATGGGACAAACCAAAGAGAGTTGGTGGAATCTCTTTGATACGTTCAATTTTTTTCATACGAAAGAAGTCATCAATACGGTTGATAGAACCGTATGCTTCATTGATCTTACCGTATGCGTATAGAGTATCTTCTGGAGAAAGAATCATTTATATATCAGTTTATTAGTTGGAGTTACAATTTTACTGAACATCTGATTATACTGGTTTACGATGTCTTCTGCAACCTCTGCAATGTAAACCACAAATTTTTTATTTACGGGCAAAGTTTTGTCCGATTTTGATACAAGAGGAGACCATGGAGCAAATCCAATTTGGCTCTCACCAGTAGGAATTGCTACAATAGCATCTT